TCGAGTCCTGTCGGGGGCGCAATTCAATACTTGGCGTGCCGTCTGAATTATCCGTAACGAGATAAGCGACAGACACCCCAAGGACATCGGCAACTGTAGGCAGGTCTTCAAGGGGCCACGCCCGCCCGCCGCGCCACCTCTTCGAAATCGTCGCTTGCTGCAAGCCAAGCGCATGCGCAATATCCCCTTGATAAAGGCCACGACGCGCCGCCTCTGCACGAATGTTTGACGCGACCACATCAACAAGATTCGTTGTACTCATGCGGAAAGTATATACCGAAGTGGCATAACGAGCAATAGTTTGGACACTAAAAGTTCAATACGGCTTGATTTTTCATTTTCCAATATGGAATACTAGTTTCCATGACATCAACGCAAACCGTCGTGACTCGCGTGGTACGAAACTACCTGCACGACTCTGGAATTTCGCAGCAATCACTAGCCGCTGAACTCGGAGTCACACAAGCCACTTTGAGCCGCAAACTTTCAGGAATCCGCACCTGGTCACTAGATGATCTGGACCAACTTATTCAGATCGGCGTTCCTATCGGTCTCGATATTTTCGGCGCTGCAATTTGTGAGGAATACACCAATGAAAATTAATAAGCCGCTCTTCGCTTCATTCGTTATCGCAACATTGATGTTTATTTCAATCATTGTCGCATCGTTCATGTTCGACGGATACCGAATCACCTGGCCTCATTACGCGGCTTTCGGTACTGCAATGGCCTGGTACGGAACGGAGCTTCATAGGAGCGAAGACAAGTGACGCGCACGCTTACCGCTAACGCTAGCGTCTTCGCTATCCTGGACGCTCTTCGCCGCGCAGGGTGGGGTGTTCTACGCGGGCCGGCGTTCCGTTGTCACCGCGCTATTCTTGACTCGCTTGTTGCCGCTTCGCGTAATCAACGATCGGATTACGCAGGATTCTTCACGATCACCACTAACCAGCTCGCCGACCGCGCCGGTTACACAGATCGACACGTACGCGCTTGCCTACCTGACCTTGAAGACCTTGGCGTGATTACTTGGCACAGGGGCGGCGTTGTGGAAGGCCGGCCGCGTCCTGGACACATGCGCATTAACAAGAAGACGCTTGTTGACCTTGTACGCGCCGCACGTCCCGTCTACGACCGACTTCTAAACCAGCGTCGCCGTGAAACGTCTGAACGTCTGCGCAAGCTCAACCGCGCTGTTCTATTCCCGCAAAAACCGCGCCGCGTTTCAGTGGATAACTCCCATGCGGAAATGGTTTCAGCCCTTCCTCTTAACAGGAGAGCAAGCGCAACCAGCGCGCTTGCTCATGCACAGAAAGTCTCTCCCGCTGTGGATACAGCGGCTAAGAAGAAAGGACAAACTGAATTGCGTGTAATCACTTTCCAATCTTATATGAATAAGAAGTACCCGAACGCTCATACTGACCTATGGGCCATTTGCGATATTGACCCGGTAGCACAAGAGTTAGCCGAACGCGGCGCAATGACTTATGACGAAATACGACAGCTTGAAAGCGATTCGCATTTAGAACCTGCGAACCTTACAGGCGCTAGCGTGGTAGACCTATGAGCATCGAAGACGATCGCTACCGAATCAAGATCGCTATTCACTCTGTTCTAGACAGCATCGAAGACGCTACGCGCACACTACCGGATTCACCCTATTCATGCTCAGGCGTTCAACTACAACTACACACACAGCTAAGCGAAGCTCATGACCTTATGCTGCACGCTCTGTATCTCACTAACCAGGTGGCCTAATGCAAGCAACAGCATGGACCGAAGAAGACTGCGCAACCTTCCTACAGGTTGATAAAGAGCTATTGAGGAAGCTTAGGCAGCGCGGCGGCGGGCCGCCGTTCGTGAAAGTTGGAAGAGCCGTTAGGTACATTCCCGCGCACGTCTCACGTTGGCTAGACGCTAACGCATCGACCACCACACAGACCGAAGCAAGGCCGGTTGTAGTCTCATGAAAGACGATTGGACCAGCCTATCTAACAAGAAACGCAGAGCGTTCACGCTTGAACTTATACGTATCTACGGCAACATCTGTTGCCTATGCGGACTAAGGATTAAGCCAGGCGAAGAATCATGCGAACATCTTGTACCCAGGAGCAAGGGAGGCAGGACAACTATTGAGAACTGTAGACCAGCGCATATTAGTTGCAATTGTTCGAAGCGAGACACTGAATATTTAGGCCCTTCAGCGGTTATTTATGAAGGATTGTCTTCGCTGATCGCCGCACAAACCCGTTTTTCTGGCTAAAAGCACGGTGGTACACCGTGCGCTAGCTCGAAAAGTCCCCCCCCAAAACACCCTAAAAAAAATGGAAGTTGCAAAAAATGGACTTTGAAGACGTCCCGTTATCTACCGAAATATTCGGTAAATATACAGGGGATTCAGTCGAAAAGCCCGGGATCGTGGAAGATGCCTACCGTAGGCAGATAGATTCACTCAAAAGCGCCGGGTATTTGGACGATACACACGCCGGCCTTATCTCCCTGGTGCTTAAAGCCGCGCGCGCTGTCGACGATATTAAACCGACCGACGCAGCTAGCGGCCGCGCTCAATTGTTTAAGGCGCTTAATGACATTGCGGACAAGCTTCCGCGCGCCGTTGAGCAAGCCGCTGACCCGTTGCATGCCTTGACTGCCCTTCTTGACTCTCGCACGCTTCCTATGCCCGCTGACCCACGCGAATAACTGATGTTTACCCACTTCCCACCACCTGCCTACGGCCCGCGCCGTGACCCTGCCTATCTCAGCGAAGAACCGCGCCTAACCGCGCTGTCTCTCTCGCTTGGTAAAGAGCCACAGCCCTGGCAGCGCTACGTGTGGGATGTGGGAACGCAATTCAAGTACGACAACGACGGCCGCAAGATTTACAAGTACAGTGACGTTCTTGTAACTGTTCCCAGGCAATCCGGTAAAACGACACTTCTTCGCCCGCTTCGCCTTCTTCGCATGATCGAAAACCCGGCCGCGCGCCTGTTCGCGACAGCGCAGACAGGTAAGCACTCTTCACTTCGTATGTTGGACATGATTAGCGAAGTAGAACATTCCCCGCTTTCTTCGTTCTTCAAGCCCAGGAAGGGCAAAGGCGACGCAGGTCTAGAGCTGATCGCGAACGGTTCGAAGCTCTCGCAGTTTACGCCTAATGAAGAAGCTATCCACGGCGAAACAGCTATCTACGTTGACCTAGATGAAATTTGGTATTTCTCGAAAGCCCAAGGCGAAGCGATTCTAGGCGGTGTACGTCCCGCCGCTGCGACGCTCTACGGGAAAGCTCAACGCTGGTACACGTCAACTATGGGCACGCTCGCAAGCGAGTTCATGAATGAGATGGTAGACCGTGGCCGGAAAGGTGAAGATCAATCGCTCTGTTATATCGAATTCTCGCTACCCGAAGGCTTGGACTATAAAGACCCCGCGAATTGGTGGAAGTTTCACCCGGCATTAGGGAACACGATTAACGAAGCCGTCTTAGCTGATGAACTCGCTCATATGAGTGAAGGCGAATTTATGCGTGCCTATATGAACCGGCTAACAGATGTGCAAGATGCGATTATTCCGCTGCAAATGTGGGACGACCTGGCAGACGCTACGGTAATCCCGCCGGCCCTGGACGGCCTTACCGTAGCGTTCGAAGTTGCACCGTCGAATGCCTGTTCCGCTGTTGTCGCCGCGTGGAATACAGACGACGGCCCGGCCGTCCGCGTCCTGCACCAAGCGCCTGGCACTGCTTGGCTAATCCCCTATTTGAACGATCTTATGGACCGTGGCATTACTCGATTCACCGCAGACGACGCAGGTCCGGTTAAACGTATCCTGGATAAGATCGGCGACACGCTACCCGTGCAACGAATTTCATATCAGGAACGCCGCTTAGCTGACCAGACGTTCATTACCGCCGCCCGCGACGATCACACGCTAATTCATGACGGCGCTAGCGTGCTTAGGCAAGCTATTTCGGCGGCGCAGATTCGCCGCGTGAACGGAATGGAACTACTTGACCGCGAAAAGAGCTTAGCGCCTATCCCGTCGCTTATCGCCGCGTCAATCGCGATCTACGCAGATACACACCGCGTGGAAGACTACGTGCCTACACTTGTAGCGTAACGGCCCGCCGCGTGGCATGAATGACCCTGGATAACCCGAACCCAGCCAATTAATAGACGCGCGCGTATCCGACCGCGTTTTATTGCCGGTATGGACATTCGTTCGAAATTGCTTTCCGCGATCGGCTTCACGACCCGCGCCGCCGCGCCTCAGTCGCTAAACGATAAGCTGACCGCGTTGCGATCGACGACGAACGTTCAACCTCTCCCACCCGAAGCCGCCGTATCGCTTTCCGCTGTTTACAGGTCAATTAGCATTATCGCTACCGCTATGCGACAGCTCAGCTTGACAGTGGAACGCGGCGGCGCACAACTTCCGGCGAAGGATATCCCCGCGTGTATCCGTCGACCGAACTTGCACCAATCACGCGGCGATTTTATCGAAGCTGCGACAATCTCCCTAGCATCGACCGGCAACGCATACATTAAAGTTGACCGTTTCGGCGACAGCGTGGACGCTCTGACCGTTCTTAACCCGTGGGAATGCCAAGCGGTTATTGACACTGATACAGGCGTGAAGACCGTTGCCTACCGTGGCAAGGTCTATCAGTTCGACGAAATCCTACACGTGCCACTGCTCACGCTACCAGGCGCGACGAACGGACTTGGACCTATTCAAGCTTCCTATATGGAACTTTCGACGGCCCGCGACGTTCGCGACTTCGCCGCCGGCTGGTTCCGAAACAGCGGACAGCCTTCCGGTATCCTCTCGACTGACCAGAAGGTGAGCACTGACGATCTTATAGCCATGCGAAACGCGTGGAACTACCTTGACCCTGACGGCAATCCGCTTGACATGTCAGCGAACCCTTCACGTATTCGCGTCTTCCCGCATGGCCTGACCTACACGCCTATTCTTATTTCCCCGCGTGAAGCGCAGTGGCTCGAAGCCCAGCAATTCAATACCACGCAAATTGCGCGTATTTTCGGCATCCCCGCGCCGCTCTTACTCGCCGCCGTGGAAGGCAACGCGCAGACCTATAGCAACGTTGAACAAGAGTGGATAGCGTTCACGCGCTTCACATTGCAGTCTTACATTTCCAAGCTCGAAGACGCTTTAACAATGTGTGTCCCGCGCGGTAATCGCGTGAAGTTCAACGTTGAAGCATTGCTGCGATCGGATACAGCTAGCCGCTACGCCGCGCATAAGACGGCTATTGAAATCGGACTGTATTCGCCGCAATACGCCCGCGAAATTGAAGGTATCCCAGACTCAGCCGCACCGAACCAGACAAACGAAAGCGAAGGCGAAGGCGAATGAACCTAGACCAGCTACAGACACGTTCGCTCGAATTCAGGGCGAAAATCGACGGCCTAACCATTGAAGGCATCGGCGTACCGTTTAACCGCGAAATTGAATATTTCGGCTGGTACGAACAGTTCGCGCCCGGAAGCATCGACGACGAAGGCGCAATCCTACGCTATGGGCACGCCGAACCTATCGGCGTAATTACCCACGCCGAAGACACCGCAGACGGCCGCAAGATTACCGCCCGCATCTCTGATACGCAGCGCGGCCGCGATATCGCGCAGCTTATCCGTGACGGTGTGCTCACTAAATTTTCGATTGGATTTGAGCCACTCGAATACACCATTGACGAAAAAGAGGACTCTACGCATATCACGTATACCCGCGTGAGGGCGCGTGAATTCTCAGTAGTCGAATTCCCCGCATACGACACCGCGACAATTTCCGAAATCCGCAAACAACCAGACCAGGAACCAGTGAGGACCCAGCCCATGAACATTGAAGAAATCCGTTCCCAGATCACCGAAGCCGTTGCGCCGCTCACGTCTGCTATCGACGACTGCGAACGTGAAATTCGCTCCCTTCGCACGCAGAACGCAACCAGCGCAGAAACGCCGTTCGAATTCCGTTCCTTTGGCGCATACCTGAAGGCTCTCGCCGCCCGTGACGAAATGGCAACCCGTGCATTTGAAGGCGCAACCATTGGCCAAACCGTCGCCCGCCCGGCCTGGCTTGGTTCGCTTGAAAAGCGCATGGACGCAAAGCAAGTCGTTACGAACTTGTTCACTCACACGACAGATTTGCCCGCCGAAGGCATGACCATTGAATACGCCGTGAAGAAGGGCGCAACAACGATCGGCATTGACAACGATCACAAGGAAGGCGAAGCGCTTCCAACGGGCAAGCCGGCCGCATACGAAGTGAAGTCCGCGCCGGTCCTGACCTACGCCGGCGGCGCTGAAATCAGCTTCGAAGCCGTTGAACGCGCCTCAATCTCCCTGCTTGACGATATGCTCTTTGATCAGGCATTCGCCTATGCAACGGCAATTGAGACGAAGACCCGTGAAGTCTTCAATACCGCTGTAACCACAGCCGAAACCGCGCCGTTGAAGACGATCGCTAGCCTTCGCGCCGCGACCGTAAACGACTGGACCGAATTCGTTCTAGCACTGATCGACGCATACGACGCAACGCCGTATGTGCTCGACGGTCTGGCAGTCTCGCCGGCCGTGTTCCAGGCTCTCGCCGCACTGGACCGCGCACCCAAGGCCCTGCAATTCTCAGGCGCACCCGTCGACCACCAGGGAACTATTACCCTGCCTTCGGGACGCGGAGACTTCGCAACGATCACCGTTCAGCGAATCCCGAATTGGGCTGGTAACCACGCTGTTGGCTACGCCCGCGAAGCTATCCGAATCAAGGAAGCGCCCGGCGCGCCGTACCGCTTGCAGGATTCGCAGATCTTTAGCCTTACCAAGCAATTCGCAGTGTACGGCTACGCTTCGCACTTCGCGCCGAAGCCTGAACTGATTAAGGCATTCAAGTTCAATGCTGCCTGATGAATCTATGATCAGCGCGGCCGCTGACTACGTGCACGCTACCGCCGGCGATAGGCAGTTTGTCGCCGAATGCACGACGACGGCGGCCGCGCTGGTTGACCGGTTTATAGGCACTAGCAAGGTGCCCGCCGATATCCGAAGATCGGCGATTATGGAAGTGACTGCGAACCTCTTTAATCGCCGGTCTTCCAGCCGCGACGCGTCAACCGCGTTGGACGCTGATTCTACGGCCTCATTCTTTAGGCCCGCGCTCGACCCACTCACGCCCGCGTATCCCATGCTACGCCCGTTCATGAAAGCCGCGTTTGTCTGATGTTTTACGACATTAACGAAATCATTGAAGACGCGACAATACAAGGTTTAACCGTAACCGCTGACCCTACCGCGCTTCGCCCGGCGCTAGCCGCCGGCGAAACGTGCCTATGGATTGGCGCACCCGAAGCAATCGAATTCGAAGGATATGGACAAGGAACCTGCACATGGGCAACAGTCCTTGTTCACCCGAACTACCGCGACCACATGGCCGCGTTGCCCGAAATGCTTGGCCTGGCCGAAACCCTTGAACCGCGCCTGTCAATTACCAGGATTCGACCGGACACGATCGACCTGGCAGGAACCGTTTACCCAGCCCTTGAACTCTCGTTCGAAACAACATTTAGGAAGTGAAAAACATGGCCGAAAAATTCCCGAAGCTTGGCCCTGGCACATTGAAGTTTGGTGAAACCGCTAGTGCACGCGAATTCGCCGCGCGCCTGTCTAGCGTGAAGTTCACGCCATCGATGAAGGACGAAGACCCTATTGCACTCTTGGACGGTTCCGAATTCGTTCCTAGCGGCGACGTAACCGGCGAACTGTCTGGAACGTTCTATCAAGACTTCGATAAGACCGGCATTGTCGCCTGGACCTACGCGCACGCCGGCGAAGTCATGCCCTACATTTTCAAGCCGAACAACAATGAGCAAATGACCTTGAAGGGCAAGGTGAAGATTACGCCGGTTGTGATCGGCGGCGACGTGAAGAAGGAGAACACCACCGACTTCACGTTTACGACCGTAGGCGGCCTTCCCACAATCGAATTCGGAAACCTCCCCGCGTAATCGTGGGAAGTGGACGCGGTAAAAGCCCGCTCTTCGAAGTCGAAAACGCTAGAGAGTATCGCCGGCGAATGAAAGCCGCCGGCGACTCTCTAGAAGACCTCAAACAACTTCACAAAGACGTTGCAACGCTTGTTGTCGCCGAAGCTCAGCGACTTGTTCCGCGCAAAGACCAAGACTTAGCCGGGACAATCCGCGCCGCCGGTACGAAAACCGCCGCTATTGCCCGCGCCGGTAACAAGCGAATCAGGTACGCAGGAATGATTCAGTGGGGACGAAAGATTTGGCCCTCTGTACGTGCTAAAAAGCCGCCGTCTGGCCGCGAAAAGCATGATTCTGTGTACCTTCCTAGCCTGTTCCTCACCCGCGCCGCCGCTGACAGCGAACCGAAGTGGGTAGGAATGTACATCGACCATATTGAGAACTCATTAGAGAAAGCCGCCGAATCATGATTCAAAAGACATTCGTTTCATACGAACTCGCAGACGGACAAACCGGAACCGCGCGCATTTTGGCATACGACAAGATCATTGCCGAACGTACCTGCCAAATGAATTCATGGGAATTCAAGGACGGCCCGCGCCTGGCCTCTGTAATCCTCTACGCAGCACTTCAGCGCCTTCACGTCATTGAAGAAGTGTCATACGAAGAGTTCGCCGAAAAGATGCTAGTTGACTACTCACCCAGCGACGCGCCCGAAGAAACGGAAAACCCTACCCGGTAGGAGAATGGACCGCCGCCGTTGTCGCACTAGCCATGCGAACCGGTATCCCCTATTCGACGTGGCTTAGCGAACCCGCCGAAATTCTTGAGACAGCTTTAACGATCGCCTTCAATTCTGAAAAGGAGTAACCACATGGGTTCAGGTAAGAGCGCAATTCTTGCCGTGAAGATTCTTGGCGACGCACAGGGCGCAGTTAAAGCAATCAAAGAAACCGAAGATGCCGGCGGCGGCCTCTTCTCAAAGATCGCCGGCGGAATACCCAGCTTCGCAATGATCGGCACGGCGGCCGCCGGCGCGGCCGTCGTCGCCGGTAAAGCTCTGTACGGTATCGGCGAAACATTCGACGAAGTAGAAGACACTATACGCGTAGGCACAGGCGCTACCGGCGACGCTCTAAAAGGCTTGGTAGACGATGCCCACGCCGTCGCTACCAGCATCCCCACATCTTTCGAAGATGCCGGGAAAACGGTAGCCGACCTAAATACCCGTCTCGGTTTATCCGGCGACCAGCTGCAAACCGTCTCGAAACAATACCTGGAAGCCGGCCGTATCCTTGGCGAAGACGTTGACGTAAACACAACCACCGCAGCGTTCCACGCGTTCAACCTGGAAAACGACCAGGTAAGCGACGCTATGGACAACCTGTTCAGGGTATCGCAAGCAACCGGCGTGGGAATTAACGACCTTGCAGGGAAAATGACCGCCGGCGCTGAAACCCTGAATAACCTTGGATTCAGCTTCGAAGAAGGCGCTGCCCTCATTGGCGCTCTCGATAAAGCCGGCGTAGACAGCGCCGCAACCCTTGGCGTAATGAAAAAGGGAATGCTTGCCGTAGCTAAGCCCGGCGAAGACATGCAATCCGCATTTTTCCGCGTTACCCGCGAAATCGAAGAATTCACCCAGCGCGGCGACACGGCCGGCGCGCTCGACCTTGCCGGTAAAGTCTTCGGTACCAAGGGCGCGGCCCAAATGGTACAGGCAATTAAGAGCGGTTCCATTAACATTGACGACCTCATGGGGAAGATCGGCGCTACAGGTGATTCGATTCTCAAGGTAGGAGAAGAAACCCAGGACGCAGCGGAAAAATGGACGATTCTTAAAAATCGTGGAATGGAAGCGCTTCGCCCGCTCGCCGAAGGGGCGTTTAGCCTGGTAGGCGATGCTCTTGGCAAGCTCATGGACTTTATCGACGGACTAGACTTCACGCCGGTAACAAGCGCGTTCCAGGCCGCCGCGCCGTGGCTTTCAAGCACCGCCGAAAACCTTATGACGCTTGGCGCGTCCGTAATGAACATGGTGTCTTCCGTTTGGTCATTCGTTCAGCCTATCCTTATGCAGTTCGCGCCAGTCGTTATGTCGATTATCGACACGGTTAAAACGTACATTGGCGACCTGATCGGCGTTATTCAGAACGTCGTTTCATTCGTTACTGCAATCTTTAACGGCGATTGGTCCGGCGCATGGGAAGCCGCAAAGAACATCGTTTCCTCTGCACTGTCGCTAGTTTCTAATCTCATTTCCAACATCTGGAACACGATTAGCAACATTTTCACCGGAATTAAGAACGTCATTGTGAACCTCTGGTCTTCCGCGTGGGACTTCGTGAAAACCGCCGCCTCTAACGGCGCGTCCGCGCTCTGGAACACCATTAGCGGTATCCCCGGGCAAATTCTGTCAGCGCTAGGAAACGTTGGAAGCCTTCTATACAACGTGGGACGCGACATTATCCAGGGCCTCATTAACGGTATTAAGAACATGGCCGGCGCGCTCTGGAACGGCATTAAGGGTGTCGTTTCCGGCGCTGTTGACGGTATTAAGAACTTCCTTGGTATTCATTCGCCTTCGCGCGTCTTTATAGAAATCGGCGAATTTTCCGGCGCGGGCCTGGTCCTTGGCTTGGAAAAGAAGAAGAACGCCGTACATAAGGCATACACCGACCTAGCCGCAGTTCCAGACCCAGCCGAATTCGCTATCCCTAACCCCGCATTCATTGGCGGCCCTGGTGCTGCGAACGATCGCAACGCCGGCGTAACGATCAACATCACTGTTAACGGTGCGTTGGACGCAGACGCGACAGCCCGCGAAATTCAGCGCGTTCTACAGCGCGCTAATTGGCGTAACCAAGGGGTGCGGCTCTGATGCTAGCTTCGTGCACTCTTACAGTTGCAGGTCAGCGCGTTACCGCTCTTGACAGTCTTAATGTCACGTGGGGACGCGATAACGCGACGACGCAGCCGGCGGCGGCTACCTGCACCGCAAGCCTATTCGTTGACGACGCAGCAACAGCGCTGCAAATGTACACGATCGGCCGCAAGGTTACCGTTTCTTCCGATATTGCGACCTACACGACCGGAACGCCGTCGCCGTATGCGATCGCGCTTGCAACGGCGCTTTACGGGAAAATCGACGCGGCCGGCCGTATCCGCTCAGACGCAGACGGCGACGACCTAGCGATTTTGACCATGCCGCCCGCTCAGCCCAGCGACGACCCGGCGGCGTGGGACTCTATCCCCGTTGCCGAATCCGGCACAACGTGGACTATCGAAGCTGTTCTAGACCTACCGCCCGGCGCTAGCGTATCTATCCGGCCGTGCTATTACGCTTCGCCTTCCGGCGCACCGACCTTCGGCGACGAAATCGCGTCGATTCGGCAAACCGGAACCGTTCGCGCCGCGTTTACTATCCCACCCCACGCGCGCCGCAAGTGGGTAGGCGTTGTCCTTGTAGCCGGCCCTACCGGCACGACCTGGAATACAAGCCCCGCGCCGTGGAAGCCAGACGCGCGCACCTGGACCGGACTAAATACGATCACGCTTCGCAGCGTGAACGTTACGCGCCCAAAAGAAGCGACAACTATCCCTGTAGAAGTTTTTGCCGGCTCTATTACCGACGTTTCCCTAGAGTTCAACGAACAAGCGCGCCGGCCGGTACTACAGATCACAGCCGCCGATATGCTCGCCGAACTTGAACACGTTCGCGTGTCAGCAGAGCCGTGGGCAACGCAGCGGCTTTCCGACCGGTTAAACAATATCGTTCGCGCTCTCCCGCAATCTGTAACCCCGTCTATCACCGTCGACCCGGTTCCCGCGTCCCGCTCTTTGATCTGGCAAGACGCAGATAGCCAAAGCGCCGCAACCTTGTTTAAATCGGCGGCTACCAGTACCGGCGCGGTTCTTTGGTCCGCGACGCACAGGCTTACCGGCCCGTATCTCAAATTCGAAGACCCGTCGACGCGCGGCGCGCTAGGCAAACTCACATTTGAAGGTGGACAGCTGCACGTTTCGGCGCAGAAGGCCGCGCACACGCTGTCAGCTTCGCAGCTACTCAGGGAAGGAACGTTAACGCAGTCTAACGGCGACGCAGCTAGCGTTGTGCGCTTGACGTGGAAAGAACCCGGCGTAGACGCAGACGGTAAGAGAACGGCAACAGATCGCACAATCACTATCGCAGATAAGGACCTCATTTCACGAATCGGTTACCGCGAAATCAGCCTATCGACTTCCCTTGCTATCCAGGCCGAAGCCGAAGCCGCCGCAGCCCGTCTATTCCGCACCTACCTACCAGGCGGTTTTAACATTCCGCGCCTGACGTGGGATACCCGCGTACACCCTGAGAAGATCAATCCAGACACCCTGGCAACGCTGCTCGACGCGACGCGCCGGCTTGGACTGATGCTATCGGTAACTGATCTTCCCGCTTGGTATCCCGCAAGCACAATGACTACCTATATTGACGGCGGCCGTTATACGTATGAAAACCAGCGCTGGAAGTTAGAGCTTAACGCGTCAACCACCGCCGCGACCGGACGCGGCTTGACCTGGAACCAGCTACCGCCCGTCACTTGGAAAACGTCACGCCCGCTTACGTGGGCTCTTAGCGCTCGAATCACCTACTAGAAAGGACAAAGGACATGCCGGCAACGACTAGCACGCTTAAGCTACCGTATCCGCTTGATAGCGATCGCCTGGAAGACTTTCCATCGATCGCGAAGCAATCCGCGCAGCTGATCGACCAAGCCGCAACTACACAAGCGGTTGTTTTACCCGTTTTTGATGATGCTTGGCGACATGACCCAGACGGCGGCCTGGTACGTACCGTGAACGGCGTACACCACCTAAACATTTCATTGCGCCGTATTAAAAATAGCTTCCATATGGACGCAAACGGCATCGTTGACATTTATCGCGTTAACAATCTTGTAAAGGTTCCAAGCACGCGTGAATGGGTATTCTGTGGCTCTATCTACGGCCCGGGTGTGTGGCCTATGCCGGTGTTCCTAGATCAGGGACTTGTTCGGGTGCTCTGTTATGGGCCTGTCGATTTTACAAAGGATTCTGTTTACCGTGGTTCGGCGGTGTGGACAGCATGACCATTCGACCGAATTACGCTGTAACTGACGTTCGCGAATCCCCGAACTACGACCCAGGCCGGCCGCTTGGCGACCCTACGGGTATCGTCATTCATTGGTGGGGAATGCCAGAGTGGAACCAAACGCATGACCAGGTTGTGAATTTCCTCTGCGACGGCAACCGGCCTAATCCAACTTCCGCGCACTATGTCGTTTCAGACGGCCGTGTTACGCAGCTTGTTTCAGACGGTAACCGCGCCTGGCACTGCGCAGGAAACAACGCCAGAACGATCGGTATCGAGTGCCACCCCGCCGCAACTGAAGGCGACATGCGCACCGTCGCCCGCCTTATTGCCGCTATCCGAAGCGAATGGGGACCGCTACCGCTTTCACGGCATTGTGACCACTTCCCTACGGCTTGCCCTGGAAACTATAAGGACAAGCTAGACACTCTCGAATATCTCTCAACACATGAAGGAGCAAATGATATGCAACTCAGCGACCAGGTAACACGCCCGGACGGACACACCGCGACCGTTAACGACGTTCTTGCATATATTGATATGCGTGTTGAACGTCTTGAATCTGCGCTGCTTGGCGGCGTAGAAAAGAAAGGACCGGACGGAAAACCAACCGGCGCAACAACCAACACCATCGACGAAACGGCTTGGAACGCAACTAACTTTGCCCGCGTTTACGATCGACTAGACGCACTCGCAACGCGCGTAAATGAGCTTGTTAGCCTGATTGAGGTAGGCGCAAAGTGAACGATTTGCAAACCCCGCAACATTTATCCTGGCTAACGCCGCAGGTTCGCGCCTGGCTTTACGGCATCGTAACCGCGATTGTCCCGCTGCTGACCATTTACGGCATTGTCGATCAGACAGCCGCACCGCTGTGGCTTGCTCTTGGCGCGTCTGTTCTTGGAACGTCAACCGCTCTTGCACACACACCGTTTGGCGGCGACAGTGCACGCGATAGCTGAAATTATCACAGCAACCGGCGGGCTTGGCGGCCTGGCCGCCGCGCTCACAGGCGCAGCGACCTTGCTTGCCGCCCGCCGCACCCGCGCGCAGCTAGAACCGAATCACGGTTCCAGCGTGAAAGACCAGCTGAACAGGATTGAACAAGAGCTAAATAACCACGGTACGCAGTTGCTCCAAATCACGCATCGAATAGATAGCGTTGACGATCACGCGCACGATACACACCGTGAAATTAACCAGCGACTTTCAGCCCTGGAACACGGCCGGCGACGCTAGGCGGCGGCTTCGACGACACGCCTTAGCGTATCGTCAGCAAGCTGCAAATACACTAGCGTCGTTTCCGGCGACGCGTGCCCTAAAATCCGCTGCACAGCAACCAAATCGCGCGTAGCCCTATACGCGCGCGTCGTAAACCTATGACGAAGCGAATGCATAGAAACGCCGGCCGGCATTTCCCGCGAAATCAACTTCCCTAGCCACGCGGCGCTAATATGGCCGTCTTCCTTCCCCGGAAAAACGAAGCCATTGAAGCGCTGTAATTCACCGGCAATCGCCGCAGGTAGTGGAACAATCCGCGTCTTGTTTCCCTTGCCGTGGACAATTAAAGCCATGCCTTCCGGTGTTTCGATTAAATCGCGATCGACATTGATACACGCCACTTCCGCGCGCCGTAATCCTGTTTCGACAGATATCCGCGCTGCTAGTTGTACGCGCCAATCCCTGGAAAGTAGGCACGCTTGTAAAGCCGCGTCGCTTGCAGGGTGTGGCGCCGCCGGCGTTTTTCGCACGCTTGGAATCTTCGGCACGTCTTGAATGTAACCATTCGAGTTAGCCCAGGCGTAGAACCCCTTCACTGTCTGGTGAGCACTGCGCCGTGTCGCCTGTGACCAGTTTTGAGCCGCAGACCAGTCAATAACGCTAGTCGGTTCCACGTTAAACGGCTCGACCTGGACCCAGCGCGCAAACCGCGCTAACCAGTCCCGCCTAAGCGCCGCCGTCTTCGGCGTGCAACCTGCCGCTAGTAAGAATCTTTCATACGCCGCTACCGGTCCCGCCCAACCTGCCGGCATGTGCATAGTGAACATATACAGATGATTACGCAACAATTCTCAGGTTGCTATCAGAATCGCTATCAGCGAACCGCCGATTAGGACTAATTTCGCTTTCCGTATAAATGCACCAATCCCGAGGTTGCAGGTTCGAGTCCTGTCGGGGGCGCTTTTCCGCACGCAATATGCACAGCGCGCTTCTCATCCGCTCTAGCATGCTTTTCTTCTGAAAAACAGCCTACAGTTTGGCTTTATCCCGTACTTTCACCAGAATTTTTCCAAAAAGTCTCACCGAGATAGGAATTTAGGCCTAGAATCTGGCTAGGATCACCCACTCGCACTGTCGCAGGAGTAGCCATGTTCTCTTTGGTGAGCACAAGCTTTACGCCGTCAACGACGGCTATCGGTGCAAATGTATTTTTAACGGCACTTGCGGGAATTCTCCCGCTCCTGCTGTTCTTCGTCCTTCTAGGCGCTTTTAAAGTCAAGACACACTGGTGCGCATTGATTTCACTGGTTGCTGCACTACTTATCGCCGTCCTCGGCTACAAGATGCCACTGAGCATGAGTCTCTTGGCAGCAGGCCAAGGCATCGTCTTCGCTCTGATCCCAATTATCTACATCATCATCGCTGCAGTGTGGCTTTATAACCTCACCGAGGTTTCCGGCCGCAGTAAAGACATGCGAGCTGTCTTCAACACGATCGGCAAGGGTGACATTCGAGTCCAGGCATTGATCATTGCCTTCTCGTTCTGCGGTCTACTTGAGGGCCTCGCAGGTTTCGGTGCGCCCGTGGCAATCGTTGCCGCGATGCTTGTCTCACTTGGCCTTCCCCCGGTAAAGGCTGCTGTTGTGACCATCGTTGGCAACGCGATCAATGTTGGTTTTGGCGCAATGGCAATCCCAACAACGACTGCTGGCCGTTTGGGCGGCCAAAACCCCCTTGTGGTTGCAGCCAATATGGGTCACCTGTCCTGGATTTTCGCCTGCTTCATTCCTCTCCTTCTCTTGTGGATCCTTGATGGGGGCCGAGGCGTTGCCCAGCTGTGGCCGATCGCTCTGATTTCCGGCGTTGCGACCGCTGCCGGACATTTCTTCACCTCAGAGTTCTCCTATGAGCTGACCGCTGTCCTTGCTTCACTTCTGGGATTGGCCGCTTCTTACATCTTCCTCTTGGTGTGGACCCCGAAGACGCCCGATGACTACCGTTCTGAGAGCACTCAAGAGGATCGCCCCAATGCCTCGCGAATCACCTTGGCACTTCTCCCCTATGTTTTGGTTGTTGTCGTCATTGCTATCACCAAGTTGTGGAAGATCGGCGTCGATATTGATGCCATCTTCAAGTCGACAGACATCAAGATCCCAGTCCCTGGATTACACGGAGAATTGGTAGATTCTGCAGGCAAGGCAGTTTCTTCGACGATCTACACCTTCCAGTTCCTCTCTAACCCCGGAACCTGGATCTTCGTCACTGCTCTCATTGTTGCTTTCGTTTACGGTCGCA